CCGATAGCATCATTCAAATGGTCAAAGCCGCTTGATTTATCTGGCTCACCATTTTTCGCGTATGCTTGGCGCTCCAAACCTTCAATAACATTAGGGCATTTGTCAGGATTGACCAACAACCTTCGCTTGCCCTGATTATAAATCATCTGGTTCACCGCCATCAGCCTATCCTTGACGGCAGGGTTTTTACTATTTGCCAACACCGTGAAACCAGCAGACCGCAAAAGGGTCAAATCTGATAGGCTGGCATTGACGCTTTTGGTCGCGCCGCCCGATGCGTCTGGGTAAACCGTGATTTGATGCCCAGCGTATCGTTCCTGCAATATGCGTATCATCGTCGGCGTATCGCGCACACCCGACAATTCATCCAGTGCCAGCGGGTCATTATTGCGTATCACGCACACGACGGCGCTCATATTGTTGACGTTAAAGTCAACACCGATGTGCAGCGGTTCGCGCTGTTCGATGGTTGCAAAGGTGATGTTCAGCTTGCGGTCAAATTCTGGGTATATGCTGCCAGCCGTCAGGTTGACAAATTCGCCATCAAGATATGCAGCAAGCAAGCTGGCGCTGTAACTGTTCTGCAAGTTCTGGATATAATCAGGTGGAAGGTTGGCGGCATTGTCGGATGTCTTGGCCTTATACAGCGAATATCCTTCGGCCTTGTTCTTCACCCAGCGGTCATAGACGAAGCGGAAGCCTTCAGGCGTCGTGGCAACGCCGACAGTATTGCGGACAGGCTTGCCACCAACAGTAAATGCCTTCTGGCGGTTGCGGGCAATAATCTTGTTCCAGACGGCCCGTGCCTTTTCGATGGGCAGCGTATCAAGTTCATCGACAACGCTGTGAGCAACTTCGTAACCGACGATGCGGTCAGGCTGTTCCATGTTGCGAAAGATGATGCGCCCCAATTCCGTTTCCAGCACAGCCTTTTGCTGGTTCAGCTTGAACGGGATGCCGTTGCGCTCAAACAAAGCAGGAAAGCGTTGAAAGGCAATGTCTTCAATCAGCGGATAGGTCGGAAGGTAATATGCGACATCCTGATACGGGCAATAACGCTTCAAGCGCATTAGCCGTGCGATACCCGCAGCAGTTTTCCCAGAACCAAAGCCACCAACGAAGGCAGGGAACGGCTCTTGGCTATATACAAAGTCGCGCTGGCTTTCAGTAAAGTTCAAAGCCAATCTTCGTCCGTGATGGGCTTAAACTGCAAATCGACCGAAACTTTGGTCGGCTGGTTAAAGCCGTGCATGATGTTTAGTTCTTTCACAGCCCCCGTCATGCCCGATGCCGACTTTTCTATGGTTGCCATTTCATAAGCCCTGATAAGGCTTATCACGGACATTTCGCGTGTCCATAATTGCTGTTCTGCCGTCTGCGCCTTTAGTTCTGACACCCTTGTTGCAATCTTGGGGTTTTTCATCAGCTTTGATGCCTGTGGATAAACGCTTTCATCCTTCATGTTTTCGGCATCATATGCTGTGCGGTATGCTGTGGCTTGGTCTTTGCCATCAGCAATGGCTTGGCAGAATGCTTCCTGCTTTGCGGTCAGTTTGGTTTGTGGGTTGCTCATTGCCCCTAGTTATACAACCCTTATCATTTTGGCAACTGTCGCACAATTAACCAACTATGTCTTTCCATTGCCAGTTCGCCCATTGCCGCATTGCATCGCTCGACCATTCATGCTTGCGCCATTTGGCAAGCAGTGCTGCCTTATCCTTAACCGCGCTGTGCTTATAGCGTATCAGGTCGGTCATATAATCCGTAGCAGTCATCATCGTTTTCATCCTCAAACGGGTCATAACCTTTTAGCATGGCATCAACAGCAACAGATATTGGGCCTGTGATGTTTATCTTGCCAGCTTCCATCTTGCGAAGCGTGGTCGCCCCCGTTGTGGGTGACAGGCGCAATGCGTCAGCCATGTCGTTCAGGCTGTAGCCAAGGAAATTTCTTGCCAACTTTAAGTCCGATGGTTTCATTCTGCTGCTTCCATTTTTGCTATCTTTTGCAAGGCGTGAACAATGGTGCTGTGGTCGCGCTTCATGATGCGACCGATTTCTGGTGTGCTATAACCACGTTCACGGAATAGCTTTATACATTCGTAACGGATTTCGACCAGCACCTTGAACCGCCTTTTGCCAACAACGTCATGCCTATCATATCCATATTCGGATGCGATGTGGTCAATAATGGTAAGGTTTTTTTCGCGGGGTGTCATTGTGTTTCCTTTGTGGCGAAGCTGGGCCTCTGGTGGTTGGGGGCCGAAGCCCCCGTTGGGTTAGATGCTTACTACTTCGACTGTGAAGGCCTTGGCTTGTTCGTCACGAACCAGTTGGTCAGCGGCATACCAATCTTTCCAGTTACGAAATCCATGCTCACGGGCAATTTTGTTAAATACGATGATAGCAGCCATATGATTGTTTGGCTTGTCAACGTGCTGACCGTGGGCAAAATATGTGCGGATGTTGCCAGTTCCTGTTTTAAGAGCCTTGGCAGTGTCCATCGAATGTCCCGACATCATAACCTTGCCGTCAGCTTTGCGAATGATGGCCCAAGCAGCAGTAACTTCGCGCTTACCCTTGTAAGTGTCGGTATGGCCGTTTGAAAAAGTAGCTGTGATAGTCATGGTCGTTTTCCTTAATGGCGGGGCAGAACCCCTGTGGTTGATGCCCCCTTATAAAAGGGGCATTATATTACGTCAACACCTTTTTTCATTAAAGTGCATTTTTATTTGTTCCAGCAATCAACCATGAAGTTGGCCCAAGCCATCGTGAAGGCATCGTCGGCATCGACAAAAAAGGTAACTGAACGATTGTTGGCCTTAACCTTGACGGCGTTGGGTGTGCTGTCTTCTGGAAAATCCTTGAACGTGTCAGGATTGCGAACATCGTCAAAGCAATCGTGCATGGCCCAAAACTTGTCTTCGGTGCAGTAAACTTCAAAAGCAGCAAAATTCGTCATGGTCGTTTCCTTGTTTGGCGGGGCAGCGCCCCTTGTTGATGCCCCCTTATACAAGGGTTGGGTTATCCTGTCAACACCTTTTTTCATAAAATAAAACTTTTTTTATATATGAAAAAGCCTCTTGACATTGTATCCCGACCTTGCTATAAGGGCTTTGTCAGCAGCACAAAGCTGTTGATGGGGCCTCGCCCCGCTCTTTGACAATTTGGAGATTGAAATGACTTTGAAAGACCTACGCGCACGGGCTGCGTCCATTGGCATCCGTATTGAAGCTGAACGCTTTGACGTTCCAGTGGGGGGCAATTTCTGGGGCTATTGGCTCATTGATGAAAAGACCAACGATGGCGTCTGGGACGATGAAAATTATTGTTCTGACCATCAGGAATTGAGCCAAGCGTTACGCAAGCTTGAATTTGAACGTGGCGTTAGATGCAAGGCAATGATGCCGTTCTAGCAAAGATGGCCCCGCCTTAACTGGTGGGGCCATTCCTGTTTCAGTTATCCTCTTTGACGAAAATGCCGTCCACCATGCGGCCCTTGCGGTCTTTGATTTCATGCCATGCGTGAACGACGCATTCCTCAATTTCCAAATCCTTTTGCGCTGCCAAGATGGTCAGCACGACGAAGGCGTCACCGATGCTGTCCATAAACTGTTCGTCCTTGCCCTTGGCGATGGCTTCAGCCAGTTCCCCGATTTCCTCTATCAGCTTTACGAATTGCGCTTGAACCGTGCTGCCTTCAATCAGGTTGCGGTCTTTGGCCCATTCACGGATTAGGTTGGCATAAATCATTAGTTCATTCCTTCTTTGGCGTTCAGTGATTGCATCAATTCCTCTTTCAGCGCCGCAAATTCTTCTGGCGTGATGTATTCTGGTTCTTGCTTGGCGATGCGTGGAGCGTGGAAATTATTGACCCGCGCTTGTGCATAGCGGATTTCATCTTCAGCCCAGCGCACGGCTTCCTGTTCAAAATTGCAGATGAACGGCACAATCTTGGCAGGGTGGTCGCAGCTTCGACGGGCTTGCTCACAAGCGCGTCGCAGTATCGACAGTGGGATGTGGTTCACCGTCATGACGGCGGCTTTATACCAAGCTGTCCGTTCGCTCTCCTGCATACCCGATGGAGCGCACAGCATCAGGCATGGCGTCAATAGTATGATGATTTCCTGCGGCGTGGCCTGTCGGTATTTCTCCTGCGCTGCTTTCAAAGCTTCCAGTGCCGCCCGATATTTCGTGCAGTGCTTGTCTGGCTGCTCTCTCTGATGTTCCTGCGCTGTCAAATTGCTGTCCATTTCTTTGCTCCTTTACCCATTCAGCCTTGAAGGTAAGCCAGCCGCGACTTGTTGCCTCGCTGATAGCATCCTGCAAATTCCATCCAGCAATGCTGGCTTGGTTCATTAAAGACCGCAATGCGGTTTCCGTCATAGGTGATTTCTTGGCTTTGCGAACAGCCATAAAATCATCCCACACCTGTTGCGATACACCGTCAGGCTTCAACACTTTCCCCTTCAGGGGTATATTTGTTTCTTGGTTGTTGGTTATTGGTTGTTGGTTATTGGTTGGTTGAGCGTCCGTTGAACGTCCGTTGTTCCGACGTTGAGCGGAAGCCCTACCAGCGTTAGATGCTTTCAGTGATTTATCGCGGAAATGCGCTATTTCTGCATCGCACCTTGTATGCCCCCATCCACCCTGATTGTCGGCAATGAAAAAGTCTTGCAGCACCTGTTCGACTTCTGCGATGTGGTCACGCATACCTATTTGTCGTGCAACTTCTGCTGCCGTTCCAACAAGCGCACCGTCTTTCAGGTAATAGACATCAAGCAAACGACGATAAGCCAAATCCTCTAACAAGGACAGGTGGCGCGTATGGCTGGCGTAATCGCCAATGTTGAATTGGAAATAGTGCATGGCTATGTGCCTTGCAAAATGGTTTTATGGCGTATATAATTTGTCATTGCGGTGCTACTTCCCCTTAAATTTAGCATTGCGGCCAGCGAAATTTTGATGCTCCTTAATTTCGCTGGCCCCCCTCTTATCTCAACATCAGCCATTCATAAAGCTACTTTGTTTGCCGAAATTCGATTGTCGGAAACAGGGCTTTGAATATCGCCTTGCGTAATGTGAAGTCAGCCGTGACCATGCCCTTCACATCCTCGACGCAATCCTGACCGCCTTCCGTGTAGGAAAAGTCTGGTCGGTAACCACAGCGCCGTCCGTTATCATGCTTCACCTGACTGCCATTGATGATGAACCAAAACTGCGGCTGGATGACCAAATCGGCAATCACACCCGCAGCCCACAAAATATGCAGTTCATCACAACGCGCAGCTTCACGCTTGCTGTCATGCTTGTGGCATTGAGCGCAAAATGATTTTTCTGCGCCATATTTAGAGCCGCGACTAAATTTAGCCATTGGTCTTGGCTGCAATCAATCCATCCAGCGCCTGTTCGACAGCAAGATATGCTTCCAACATTGGCGTTGAGCGTTTGCGCTTCCAGTTGCTTAATGTGACCCGACTTAGGCCAGCGGCTTTAGCAAGCTTACCAGCAGTGATATTGTGTTCAGCAGCGCGTCCGTAAATACGCATAACAGCTTGATGGCTTAACGTCATGTAGGTTCCTTTTGTTAGGTGTTGTGAGCCTATAAAAAAATGCTTTACATATGTAAATACGTCTTTTAGAAAAAACACAAGGAGCAAACAATCATGGACATTAAAACCTGCACAATTTGCAGCTTTGAATTGACATCAACCTTCTGTTGCCCAGCTTGCGATGCGGCTGACGCGATTGTTGAGGCTGGTGGTTGTCACCCAAATTTTAAAGAAGCGTTGGCTGAAAAAATCGGCAATCTCCTTACCGCTGAAGATTGGCACACAACCATCGACCTTCGCAAAATTTATCCACGATTTTATTAAGGAGCAAAATGAAATGAGTGATTTATTGAGCATTCACCAAGTGGCAATCGACAAGGCTATCAAAATCCTTGATGGGGCTGGTGCGGCATACGCCATCCAATACAACGGCAATACATACGGCACGTTGGAAGTTAAGCCAGCAAAGAGCGGCAAGCGTCAACGCCGTTATGCTATTGGTGAAACCCGCGCATATTACTGGCCTATCATTGGTCACTTAAAGGCTGGCGACAGCGCCGCAGTCCCATTTGGTGACTATGACCCAAAAACTTTATCGTCAAACATCAGTGCATATTGCGTCCATGTTTGGGGTGCTGGCAATGCTATGACAGCAAAAAATGATGAAAAGCAGACCATCGAAGTTCTGCGCTTAGGTTAAGGAGCAAAAAATGAGTGAAGACAAAATCTGTGCTGCATACGTTGCCGCATTTGCCGAATTGGAAGCTGCGACCAAGACAGCCAGCAACCCGCATTTTAAATCCAAATACGCTGACCTTCCGACTGTAATTGATGCTATCAAGCCGCACCTTGCGAAACACGGTCTTGCATTTATGCAGATGCCAAAGCCAAGCGAAGGCGGCATATCAATTGAAACCATCCTGATACACAGCAGCGGCGACAAGCTTTCGATGGGCGTATTGTTCGTGCCAGCCAATAAGCATGACGCACATGGTTACGGGTCGGCCTTAACTTATGCACGGCGATATGCGCTGCAAACTTGCTTTGGTTTGCCAACAGAAGACGATGACGGCAACGCAGCGGTTAAATCCCAGCAGCCAGCGCCAGCAAAGCCAATCACGCAGGAGCAATTCGCAGTGCTGCAAGATTTAATTGACCGCACAGGCACTGACGTAGCTGTCATGGCAGCGCACTATAAAGTGCAAGCCATCGCAATGCTTCCATCGAATTTGTTTGAAGCAGCAAAGACGGCATTAGAACGGAAACTGCCAAATGAGGGTTGATGTCGAACAGCGCAGCGAAGATTGGTATGCTGCACGATGCGGTTCGCTGGGGGCGTCACAGGTTGCTGACGCCCTATCGCGCACCAAAAGCGGTTACAGCACCACCAGAACCAATTTGCGCGTTAAGCTGGCACTGGAGCGGCTGACAGGCAAGCAAGCGGCTGGCTTTGTTAGTGCGGCAATGCAGCATGGCATTGACACCGAAGCTGAAGCCAAAATAGCCTATTCGTTCGACCAAAACGTAACCGTTACGGAAACGGGCTTGGTCAGGCATTCAAGCATCCCGTGGACGCACTGTTCACCCGATGGTCTTGTTGGCGACGAAGGGCTTGTCGAAATCAAGTGCCGCCAACCAGCAGGGCATCTTGAAACGCTAACGACTGGCGAAATACCATCGCAGTATGTGACGCAAATCAACTGGCAGCTTGCTTGTATGCCAGAGCGGAAGTGGGTCGATTACGTTTGTTACAACCCAGACTTTCCAGAAGACCTCAAACTTTTCATCAAAAGGCATCATCGCAATGACGAACAAATCATGGAATTGGAAAAATCTGTTTGCGAATTTCTCGCAGAAGTCGAAGCCGACCTTGCAGCCATCAACAGCATTAGAGGAAGGTCTACGGTTGGCTAAATTGTCAGCCAATAAGCAAGGCCCAGAATGGAATGCACTGGCCTATCAAGCTTATGTGGAACACGCCCGACGGCATAAGTTCTTTACCACCGAAGATGTGCGTAAAGCTGCCAAAAACGTCCCTGCGGCCACCAACAACAGCGCATGGGGTTATATTGCAAAGTCAGCCAGCAAGAACGGCATTATGGTTGAGTTTGAAGTTATGCGCTCCAAAAGCCTGTCCACGCACGGGCGGCACATCATCATTTGGCAATCGACGTTGCTGTCATGATGTTACCGCGCAAGATACCAAAAGAGGCAAAGCGCCAAAGCCGATGGAAGTCGCCAGCGCATTGCAATTTTGTCAGGGGACACGCCTGTTCCATATGCGATAGCATGACGGCAATCGAAGTTGCCCACATACGCTACGGCAGCGGCACTGGCATGGGGCAAAAGCCGCACGATTGGTTTACCGTCAGTCTGTGCAAGCAATGCCACACGAACCAGCACAGCGTTGGTGAGCGCACATTCTGGGCAACGTATAACATCAACCCGTTTGCATTGGCTGAAGCGTTTGCAAAGGCCAGCCCGAAAGCGGCTGAAATAGCTGCGAAGAAGCGGGAGTTGGGTTTATGACGCAGACAGTTATTTTACGGGGCCAGTTGCAACGTGAATTGGCAAAGCAGTTAATTGATAAAGCGCCCGTCGATGGCGTTGTGGCAATCAGCGCAGCCAAGCGGTCAGATGACCAGAACGCAAAGATGTGGGCCATGCTATCGGATATAAGCCGCGCAAAGCCAGATGGCAGGGCGCATATACCAGAAGTGTGGAAGTGCATCTTTATGGCAGCACTAGGCCACGAAGTGAAATTTGAGACTGGTTTGGATAACCAACCCTTTCCAATAGGGTTTAAGACATCAAAGCTAACCAAGGCCCAGATGTCCGACCTGATAGAATTTATCTACGCATACGGCGCAAAGAACAACGTAAAATGGAGTGAAAAATATGAGTGAACCAAACAATGACCAGCTTCGTCTTTTTATCGAACGCATTGAACGATTGAACGAAGAAAAAAAGGGCATCAACGATGACATCCGCGATGTTTACAATGAAGCCAAATCACAGGGATATGATACCAAAATTATGCGGCCCGTTATTCGTCTTCGCGCAATGGCAGACCATGACCGCCAAGAATATCAAGCATTGCTCGACACATATATGTCCGCCCTTGGTCTTTGAAAGGAAGCATCATGTCATCATTAAATAAAGTAAGTTTGCTGGGTTCGCTTGGCGCTGACCCAGAAATAAAATCGTTTCAGAATGGTGGGCGCGTTTGCAATCTGCGGCTGGCAACATCAGAACGCTGGAAAGACAAAAGCACTGGCGAACAGAAAGAAACGACCGAATGGCACAGCGTGTCCATCTTTAGCGATGGCTTGGTCGGCGTGGCAGAACGCTATCTGACCAAGGGCAGCAAGGTCTATATCGAAGGCCAGCTAAAGACCCGCAAATGGCAGGACGCCAGCGGCAATGATAAATACAGCACGGAAATTGTGTTGAACGGCCCGAAGGCGGCGCTGATTTTGCTTGGCAGCAAGGGTGAGGCAAAGCCAGACGGCGGTTTAAGTGACCCAAGCAATATGCACGGTGGCTCACATACCACTTGGGATAATGACCTTGACCTTGAGGATGACGTTCCTTTTTAGGATTGACAACATATCAATTCTAAAGGATTGCGAATGGTATGGAACAAGAAATATGGAAACCTATACCTTCGCAATCTGGAATGATGGCATCATCATGGGGCCGTGTGCTTCTACCTGAACGCACAGCGCAAATGCCATATGGCGGTTGGCGAAAATACACGCCAGTTCCGACATATGGAAATAAATCAAAATCCTCTAAAAATGCGCGGCATGAATATTATGGCTTTTTTAACAAAGAGCGCGGCAGCTTAAAAGTTCACCGCTTAATTTGTGAGGCATTCCACGGCCCAGCCCCATTTCCTAAAGCTGTTGTTATCCATCTTGACGAAGATGCTTTGAACAATCGCCCCGAAAATTTGAAATGGGGGACGCAAAAAGAAAATCTTAATATGCCGAAGTTCATTGCATACTGCAAAAGCAGGACGGGTGAAAACTCACCCACAATAAAAGGCATGAAAAAAAAGGAGCAAAACGATGACGCAAATTTCAATCAAGGATGTGGTTGAGCAATGCAGGATTTATGCTTGCGATAAAAAGGTGGCGCAAATCCTGAAATGCCCTGTCAGCTTGGTCGAAGCCTGTCGGCCCATGATTTACAGTCGTGGGCAGCAGCGCATGGATTTGAGCATCGACAAGGAAACGGGAAAGCATTGCCAAGCAACGCACCGCTACAGAACCGATACCGAAGCCACAAAAATATCGACGCAAAAACTGCTTATCAAGCAACTGGAAACGGGGCATCATTGGCTGACAAACGAAAGATTTTTCAACGTCGTTTCAAAGCTGAACCCCGAACTTGGCTTGCTTTGATAAAATAATTGAAAAAAGTGCTTTACATATAATTAACGTCTTTTTATAACGGGGCATCAACACGGGGTGATGCCCCGCCAAGACGGAGAGCAACATGGAATACCAAATTGGACAAAAGGTCTGGGTTCGCAATAGCTGGCAGGACGCTGATTGCTGGACATCTGGTGTGGTCACAAAAATTACTGCCAAGAGAATTAAAGTTGACAGCGACATTCGGGGCGAAGGTTTTTACAGCCCACAGAACGTCAAAAAGCCCAGCTAAAACCTGGGATTTTGACCAATTTAACCAAGGGGCATAGCCCCACCATTTAGGGAGTTTTGATTATGACCATTCGTGAAATTATCCAATCGCAGCCATTAAGCGAAATCATCAGCGGCATTGCGTTGGCAATCGTCCTGCCCATCCTGTTTGTCGCATTGATGGTGGTGCT